TCTGACCTGTGGATAATACAAAAAATTGTGTGGAGTAATGGTAAACACCCATGGCACTGTGGTCAGGTATTGGGCCACTGTCATTTGACCTGATCGAGAAACCTGTTGACCAACAGTGCGTCTGTTGTTTACATTCATTTTTTGTTGAATTTCAACAATGTTTTGAAAGCCAGCCATTATGTTCGGCTCCTAGTTGTTGCAATGTTTTTGGTTGCATATTGATTGGCTGCCCAAATTGCACCAGAGCTGCCATATATCCTATCTTCAAATGATTTGGTGTCAATGGCTTGGATGTTGTAATTGGTGACGTTTTGAACTGTTTGGCTGCCCATACCGCCCAATTGATTGTTCGGTATCACTGTGGAATTGCCTCGAGGCACAATCACCTCTGGGCCATTTTCACCAACAATGGATGGTTGGCCAGCATCGAGTGGGCCACCTGTGGCATTTGAAACCATGATGGGTGTGGCCGTTTCCACTGGAGCTGGTCCAGTTGACCCACCAAAAATACCCCCACCAAATCCACTAAACATATTGCTAAACAATTGAGTGGCCTGTGCCTTGATTTGAATTGCAATTAAGTCAGCAATAATGCTTTTTGCTAAATCAGAAAAATTCAATTTCCCTGTTTTTACAAAAGTTTCCAATGCTGAAGACATTTGATCAACAACAGTGGTAAATGATTTCTTGCCGACATCGGCCATGGTTTCTGCACCTTCACGATATTGTGCAAATGCCTCATCCCAGCCATGCCAAAAATCTGTTCTTGCCAACTGATTAGCAGCAACAACTTTTTTAGTTTGTTCAATGTAGTCAGTTGTTGAAAAATTAACCAATTCTTTTTGTCTTTTTAATTCATTTTCTAATGCATCAGCACCTGGCCTTTTTTTATCAATCAAAGCCATTTTTTCATCAATTGCATTTAATGTTCTTTGTTGCTCATTCAAAACTGCATCAATTGCTTTTTGCATTTCAACTTCATTTTTGGTCAAATTTTTGTCTTTTTCTTTTTGACTCAACATTTCCAAATTCAGTTGCTCTCGATTTTGATAAGCCTGAAATAATTCTTTTTCTGCCAAAATTTGTTTTGAATAAGATTCAATAACTAATCTGTTTATATCTTCTTTTTTAGGTTTTTCTTTTTCTTCTGTTTTAGGTGGGTTTAAGATATTTGACTCAAAAGTGGCAATGTTTTTTGCCATTTCCTCGACTTCTTTTTCATATCTTTTATTGTCTGCAATTGCAGCGTCAATGCCTTGGGTGAATAGAATTTTTGCATTTTCAAATGTATGCTGAATTTCCATTCCAATGGCTTTAAATGTGTTTAAAACCCTTTCACCCAAAATAGTGACTGTTTCCATGCCAATGCGTAAAGCCTCAAAAAACACATGACTTACACCATTGCTTTTGGTCATTTCATTATAAAAAGCCAACAAACTGGGTATCACTGCATTGGTGAAATTCAACGACATCTCTTTGCCAGCTGCAGTTAATTTCAAACTTAATTCATGTGCTTTTTCAACTGATGCAGCATATTCATCCATTGATCCTTTGCCTTCTTGGATAGATTTGGCCAATCCAGCCAAATCCACGCCTCGAATTGATCGACCCAATGTTTCAAAAGCCAATCCATTTCTTTCGGCTGCATCTTTCATATTGCCAAGAGAATTGATAACTTTTTCAAACAAATCTTGCTCAGACAAATGCCTCAAGTCATTTAATGTGACTCCAAGTTTTGCAAATGATTCTTGGGCTTTGGCATTTCCTTGTACTGCAGATTCCATTTTTTGGGTAAAGCCAGAATAAATTCTGCTGGTATCTTCTGCATTTCCACCATTTTCCTCAAGTGCTTTGGACAATTCCAAAACTGATGCAGTGGCCACTTCATTGGCTTTGGCAGTTTCCACAATCCTATCTGAAAACTCCAAAGCTGATTTTGTCATTTCATAAAAACCAGCCACGCTTAATACTTCAGGCAAATATTCTTTTAATTCTCTAAGAGAATTTTTAGCCTCAGCAATTCCTTTTTTGAATTCTGTTGTATCCAGCCCAAGTTGCGCACCTAGTCCAGCAATAATATTGGCCATTATGTTCCCTCAAAAAGAATCGATGGGGCATTTGGAGCCATGGCCATGAAAGCCAAAAGTCTCTGATTTGTTAACTCTTTCCGATCTTCATCGGTCATCGGATAAAGATATTCAAATGCCTTTGGAATTATATCCTCGAGTGTATAGGGGGATTTGCCTTTGGGCAACATTTTATTGAATTGGCCAGCCGTCAGATTACCCAAAACTTCCAAAATCCCACGATTGCCAATTAAGCCATCGGCATACATAACCGCAATGTCAGTGAATGTGCCCTCGTCAATTGCTGCTGGATCGGCCCCATGGGCCGTTAAATAGGCTTTGACTTGCCTTCTGACCGATCCAGTTATTTTCCCTTTGTGGTTGTGTAATTGGGGGAAATGGTAGAGTTAATGTAGTCCAGCAGCTCCAGTTGAACACTGAATGGGAACAATTCTTCAATGTCTGCATATGTGATGGTGTTCATGTCAAAGTCTTTATTCTCTGGCACCAACATTTTAAAAGCCTCAACCANTCTGTTTTCTGTCAAAACTTTGTTTCTAGTGGTTTCCCTAATGGATCGATCTTTGATTAAAACATCGTTTTCAAGATATTTGACTTCAGGATCATTTTCATATTTGGCCCGATTCTCGAGAAATTCTTTGGCCATGTCCTGATAATATTTTTCTGCTTTTTCTTCATTGACCACTTTAGCTCGCTCAAACATGGCCTCAGTTTCAACTGTCAAAGGCACTTTGACTTTGAATGTGTGACCGCCAAATTTGAATGATCTGATTCTGAGTGAGTCTTTTTGCTCCATGAATTTGGAACCAAATGCGTTTGCAAGATTTGTCATGTTTTATTTTCCTGTTGTCATATGTTTTGATTTGTATTTTAAAAGGGCATTTTTTAAATCCATTGTCAATGAATTTGTGACTGCTGCTGCATTGCTTTCCAATGCTGGCCTAAGAAATGGCATTCCCTCGCCTTTTAACCATCTTGCCGTACCAAATTCAATTGCAAATGCTCTGGCATCGCTAATCATGTGTTGACGTTCGTTTGTTTTTCTGTTTTTAAATGTTTTAGATAATAATTTTTTGTTGCTTGAATTGTCTGATATGAATTTTCTGCCTGGTGCAACTGTGACTCGAGAAATCATTACCATTGTTGGTGTTGAATATAATGACCTTTTATCTCTTGAAGTTGGCACTCTTGCTTCAACTTGTAATGATGAAATCAATTGGCCAGTATCAATATTATCATGTGTTTGCAATAAACCTCTGGCCGTTTGTAACACTGGAACCATTGCTGCACGACACGCATTTTTTAAAATGTTGTTTGCGTCTTTTTCGCCAAAATCATCAGTAATTTGATTAAGCAAATCTTCAAATTCTTGAAATCCAGACCAATCAATGGTTATTTCATAACCTTTTTGAGAACTGCCAACATATGCCATTAATTTAATTTCCCAATGATAATTTTCTTGAAAATTAAAGAATTAAGCTGCAGCACATAATCAACCACTTCCTCTGGTGCCATCGAGCTGGCATGGTTTTTTGCAATGTCAAAGGCCAAATTGATGCCTGTGATTTTCTGTTGAGAAAAGCCAAACCAGTCTTTTTTACCAGACTCGGCTTGGCTTACTAGGTATCCCAAAAGATCATTGCTATTTTGTATTATTGTCATTTTGTTTTATTCTGTTTTCGTTTCAATTGGCTTTTCAACAACAACTGGTTTAAATGGATCGTTGCCATCTGCCAAACATTTGGCAATTGCCTCGTCAATTGTCTCCGCTTGATAGCTTTTGCCGTTTGCAAATTCAACTGTAATCATTTTTTAACCTCAAGTATTGTTTGACCAGCCGTATTGATTGCCCCTGGGGTGAATCGTAAATTTGCATTTTGCCTCTGCATTTGGTGCAGCATCAACTGTAAATTCAGAAACTCGACCATTAAATGCATAAGCAATTGTGTTTGCACCTGATGTGGCAGCAATGACAAAAGTACGATCAATGATGCCTGAATATGCATCAGCTCTAATCAATAACAAACCAGCATCGCTTGGATTCCATGCTGCAGTGATTGTCAATGATGTGGGCTTGGATTGTGTTGGAATAATGTCGGATTGACGTGCGCCAGCCACTGCAAATGATGCAGATGCATCATCTTGTCCAAATGCTGGGATTGCCTCAACATTTAATGCTTGTGATGTTGTACCAGTACCATTGGCTGCAGTGCCAACAATGCCAGCAACTTGACCTGTCCATGTTGACAATTGAGTTGTTGTCAGTGGCGTAGGTGTTGCAGTTGGTTGGCACCAGAGTGATGCACTAAAGCCAGGTAAAACTTGATTGGGTAATGCCATGATTAAATCCTTTGAGAAAAATTAAACAACTTGTTTTGTTTTATCAACATGGGATGTCCATCCGACAATCCAAGATTATTTGGTGTAATTTTACTTGATCATCATAAGTGTTGTATAGCATTGAAATATCAATTTTCGACACATAAACACCAGCAAATGACCCTTTTACGCCCAAAAATCCATTATACCCATGCAATGCCTGAGTAATCGTATTGGACAAACCAAAGCAATCATTCATGCTTTGTGCAAATATTGAGCATTGAAAAATTGGTGTATCAATGCCTTTGTTTGCCTGATTCACGCCAGTGTAAACTGGCTGGTGCACATTCCGCAGCTGCCAAGTCACAAAACTCGGCTCTGCAGCAAAATTCCTGTTGAAGTTTGCGTACACTGGAACTGGTGACACTGCAGCAGCCAAACCATTTTGAATGGCTTGGGCATAATTGAGAATGTTTTGCTGGACTGTCATACACTCACCGCTGGGTCGTTTCTATAGCATAAGAATGAAACATTCATGCGGTCATTGGATTCCATCACATCATTGATCCGATATTCCTGGCCACGCCAGGTGATTGAATATCGATTTTGATGTTCAGACATTTGCAATGTATTGGGTGTGAAATTCAACACAAATTTGACGTTTTTTGTGTACGTCCGATCATCTTTGCCAATTTGAGCTGCATCTCTGACATCTTGCACCAATGCTCGAGTCTGAAACCACAATGTGATGGTTGTGGTTTGCTGGCCAATGGTATCCACACCATTGGTGACATTGTTCACATTGATGTTTTCAAAACGTGCAATTGCCATTAAAGCACCAAAGGTTTATAGGGTCTGAGCAATGCTGCAGCACCAAATGGAATTTGCTTCAAATTTGTTGATGTGGTGTCTGACCTGTTATTGTATAAGTGAGTCAGGATCATCAATCCAGCTTGCTGGATCACTGGATAGGCAGCATATGGGCTTGAATTGGCCGTATAAACCACAGTAATTGGATTGCTGATTGCCTGATTGATTTCACTTGGAATACTGTTGCAAATGACTTTGTTGCCACTTGGATCGTAAAAATAAGTGGTGGGACTGACAATTGTAAAAACTGGTGGTGTACTGGAATCCCAATATCCAACTTCATTGATTACAATTCCAGCACCATATTGTGTGGACTGGCTAACCTCGGGTAAATCCAATGATGCCTGAGTACCGCTTTCCCCATTGTATGCGCCATAATAGACACGATACTGTGTGGGAAATATGCTCATCCCCAAAAAGTCCTCAACCGCCATTCTAGTGGCCAGCTCTAGCCCTTGCAAATAGGAATCCTGAGATTCATCACCAAACAAATTCAACTGATTGGTGATCTGATCGAGAGTCAACCATGGAGTTGAAACATCTCGATCGATTTGCTCCACTTTTTCATAAGAAAATGGATTTCTATTTGTGCCCAAAAATGGGCCATTGGTGTAACTGTCCAGAGCCATTTTGAGCCTTTAAGTTGAAAGTCTCACGCCACCAAATACATCTCGAATTGTGCTGCAAACACGCTTTTCAGCAAAGAGTGTCAAAAAGCCTGGTGCAGTTTGCTCAAACCACTGGAATGACATTTCTTCATTGTCCACAATGGTCATAAATCTGCCCCAAGCTGCCAAATAAACTGGCAGTTTGCCTGAACCAATTTGATCCATGTATGTATTGGGAATCACTGGATGGCCAAAGATATTGCCAATTGAATATCCATCTTTGTCACCGATTTCCAAGAATAATGGCATACCTGATGAGTCTCTCAAAGTCCTCAGATAATCAATTGTGCTGGGATGCATCATCCATGCGCAAGTGGGGTCATTGTAGTATTGGGGGGGCAATGCAGCATTCAATGCAGCAATGTCGTTATAAGCAATAGCACCGCCAGTTGTTGCAGTTACTGTCAATACTGTGTGAATTCCGTTTGTGATCGCTGAACCATTTGTGCCAAATGCTGCAGTTGATCCGCTGGTGTAACTATTCAAGCCACGCAATCCCAATGTGCCACCATAAGTGGTTGTGGTTGTTCCAGACTGGTCATTGTTCAGCATCATTGAAAGTGACTCTTGCTGAGAAAACTCAAGCATAACGTCTTCAATGATTGTTTCATTTAATGCATTTACATCACTCAAAACCGCAGTACGCACTGGGACTTGAGCTGCAATGGCTCTCATTGGCAATTGCCAAAAAGAAATTGCCTCGTTTGGTGTGCCCACATTGGGTGTGAATGTGTAGCCCCATGGGTTTGTGGGATTGGTAACATTACCAGTCTTGACCACAAAAGCCTCATCTGATCCGATCGATTTGATTTCCCTTGCACCAGCTGCTCTCAAAGGGTTATACAAACGCAATGCAGCAAATGCATCGTCATAAATAACTCGACCACCGACACCAGAGCCTGAGCCAGTGAGTGCTGATGCCTCTTTCAAATTAACTGTCACACGCTTTTGCTTGTTCAGTGATTTTTGAATGGCCTCAAGAATGATGTTTGTGCTCATAAATAAATCCAAAAAAATAAAATGAAAAAAAGGTGGGGGCAAATGCCCCCACTCTTTTAGTTTGCTGCAGTAGCAGTTGAACGATAGGCAATGATAGAGAAAGGATCGACATTGGATGCAGCCAAACGCTTCTCACCGAAGAATGTGATGTATCCAGGCAATGTCTGATCGTATCTACGCAAAACCATGTTCAACCTGTCTACGATTGTATGGCCGCGTTGGAAATCTCCAAAATACATTGGGAACTTGTTCAATGTACCAGCTGATGCAGTGGTTGTTTGTGAGGGATTATCAAGATACTTGTTAACCACAACATCAAAGCCAAGCAATGTTCCAACAATACCAGTGCCAGGTCCATCATTCAATGGGTGCATACGATCAAAGATAGGTGTTCCATTGGAATCTTTCAAACCTCTGATTTGTCCCAACATGAAAGGATTAACCAAGAACTTGGCATTGGGTGTCCAGTATTGTTGTGGCAATGAATAGATGAAATTGACCACATCGGTATAGGTCACATTGGCTGCGCCAACTGTGTTGCCGTTTGTTGTCAACTGATCATAAACTGCCAAACTGTTCAAACCATTGCTGGTTGCAATACCTGATGTACCGAATGCAGCAGTTGTGATTGCACCACCACTGTATGAACCAGCTGCGCCATTGTTGGCATATTGATTCAAACCACGCAGACCCTGTGTGCCACCATATGTATTGGGAGTGTCAGTTTGGTCGTTGTTTTGGATCATTGACTGACCCTCAACCTGGCTGAATTCCATCAACATATCATCAACAACATTAGCTTCTAAACCATCGATGTCATCGAGAGCTGCAGTACGGATTGGGAATTGCACGTTCAAGTCTTGCAATACCACTTGCCAAATGTTGGTGTTTTCAGTTGTTGCTGAACCATTGTTTTGAATGGCATAACCCCAGGTGGCTCCAGCGTTGCCCACTTTTGCTCTGAACTGATAGGTAGAACCTTCAGTTGTCACGTTGCGTGATAGACCACGCATGGGATTGATCAAACGCAATGTGTGGAATACTGGATCATATGCAGTGCGACCACCGACATTGTAACCGCCACCTGTCAAAGATGAACTTTCCTTCAAGTATGCTTGGTACTGCTCATCAGACTCAAACATCTTTAATTCTTTTTCCATCTTGCCTTTTTTGGCAAATTTGGACAATTGCTCACGAACCATTCTGTTCACATCGCCACGAATTGTTTTGGATGGCTTGATGATGGATGGTGCAGTGTTGATCTCAGACAATTTGGCCTCGATGGCTGCCAATTTCTCTGTGGTTGCAACAGAAATTTCTTCAACTTTTGCAAGAGTCTCGGCTTTTACTTCCTCGATTTTTGCAACATTTGATGCCTC